AGACGGGCTGGTCAAACTGCTTGAAGTGGACGCGCCGATTGTGTACGGGCTTTACATGCTCAGGCACGGGGCGCATTGTGTAAACGCGTTCCTGTACATCGAAAAGAATCCAAGCTTCAGCCGGTCGTTTACCCACCTTCCGAAGCGCTATGCAGCCGCAGAAAGAGACGGCATGGCGCGTGTGACGGGTGTTGGCATGGGCTTTACGTTATTCAGGCGGAAGGTGCTGGAACTATTCAATTTCAGGGCAACCGAAAAGAGTTATCCGCCTGACTGGGCGATTGCCTACGATTCCGCAAAATACGGATTGAAACAGATCTGCCGGTTCGATGTGAAATGCGGGCACATTGGCACGGACGGCAGGGCGATCTATCCGAGATTGGCAGGTTACGAAAACATGGCAGAGGTCAAAGTATTACAGCAGTTCTACTACAAACAGCCGTACAAGCCGGGCACGATTGCCAAAGTGCCAGACGAAAAACTGGACGACTTCTTGCGGGCTGGGTTTGTAGAACTTATCTCATTTCCGGAAGAAGCTCCGGCGGTGAAGATCACGAACAGACCGACCAAAAAATCCTCCAACGCTATCAAAAACAAGATGGCTGAAAAGCAGAGTGTGAAATGAGCTACGCAGAACTGATACAAGTGAAAGACTACATGGGCATTAACACCAACACGGATGACGTGCTGCTCATGCAGTTACTTGACAGTGCGAGCGGCATCATAGACGCGTCTACAGGGCGAAATTTTAGCGCAAAAACCGCCTCTTACACATTTGATGCAGAGAATATCAAAGGCAAGATACTGCTCCTGGATTCGTACGATCTGCTGACTGTGACGAAGCTCACAAATGGGGACGGTGACGAAATCGCATCCGCAAACTACGTTCTGTTACCGCGCAACACCACACCGAAATGGCAGGTGAAATTGAAGTCCGGCTACGACTGGAAATTCGATGATGAGGATTCGGTCATTACGGTTGCGGGAACGTGGGGTTATTCTGCCACACCGCCCGATGACATTGTGCATGCCTGTATCAGGTTGACGAGTTTCTTGTATCGGCAAAAGGATAACAGTGGGGACGTTGACAGACCGCTCGTAACTGGTGACGGCGTGACCATCATGCCAAGCGCATTACCGGCGGATGTAAAGAACCTGCTGAAACGTTATCAGGTGCGGATATGAGCAATATATTGACTGCTTATGACAATCTGGCAAAAGTGACGGTCACGACCACCAGCGGAAAAACGCCAAAAGTCTATAACCTGACATCCTTGCCGGAATCGCTTACTACGGCGCACTTGCCTTGCCGGTTGTTATTGCCGTTAGGCGGCATGCCAGGTGAAGGCAGGGACGGGCAATTCCTGGGGATTGGCGCAAGCGCAACGATGCAATGGCAGGTGAACGATCTGATGTTCTGGCAGGCAAGCGAACAGGGCGTTGGCGTGAGGGAGTTTGCGGGAGAACTGGTTGATTATTGCGGAAAATACGCGGAGGCAATGAAAACTTACAAGTGCCCGGCGACCGACATGGTGCTGGATGGGTGGAGCGTCACGCCGGGTGAATTCGAGTATCCACTGGGAAGCGGGCGTTACTACGCTGCTGTAAGATGCCAGTTGATGATCACGGAGGCGATATGAGCAAAATATTGTACATCGGGGGCGGTTATTTCATCGGCTTACCCGCAAGGGATTTGACCGAAGAAGAATGGGCGGCTATCCCGAAGAAAGAGCAACGAATGATCCTGAAATCCGGGATTTACGGAATTGAAATCGAAGAGAAAAAGGCAGAGGTAAAAGACAATGCTGGATAAATTAAATGTATTACAACTCGGCTGGCAGAGTACTTTCGGCACGGCAAACGGAACGGCAACCCGCAAGCTGCAGAACGTGTCCAGCTTCAAATTGCGCCCGGAGCTCGAAACCCGTGCGCTTGACCAATTGCGGGGCACCATGGCTCCGACCCATCAGACCGTCCTTGACCATTACGCGTCCAGTGCAACCTTTGAAAGTGCTGACACCACCTTTGAAGAGATCAACTATTTTCTGGAAATGCTGTTTGGCACGGACGCTTCGGTAACAGGCACAGCCGCGCCTTATGTGCGTGATTATGCCGCGCCGACCACAGCACAGCCGACCCCACACTTTGCGACCTTGCAATTCGGGCAATCGGGCGCTGTCTACCAGATGCAGGACGCCTCAATAGCAAGCCTGACATTGAGCGGCACGACCAACAGCGGTATCCAGGTGGGCGGTTCGTTGATAGGCGGGAAGGTTGGGGCTAGCACACTGACATCCTTATCCGATTCGGTCACTGAAACGCGACCGACCGGCTGTATGTCGGCTGTGGCTGTTTCGGCTTGGAACGCGACAGATCCCGGAACTTCGGTGTTGGCTTCGAGCGCGTTTGCGTGGGAGTTGAGTATCAATTCCAACCGCGAATATCGAACCTATTTAGGCTCATGTACGCCGACTGCTTATTCCGATGACACTTGGAATGGGCAATTGCGCTTATCACTTGAATACAACACTTCCACCGATGATTTTGTGAACGCGATCCTGGCTGCATCCAACACAATCTTGGAAAAGCAGATCGAGATCGAGTACAAGACCGGAACGGCTGGATCAGAACGGATCGTCAATATCCAGTTTGCCGGACATACCATGCAAGCGCCCGAACTGTTCCAGAGTCGTAATGGCGTGTTGAGCGTGGACTTGGTATTTGACGGCGTTTACAACCCGACCATGAGCAACTGGCTGAAGATCAGTACGTCCTCTGCTCTGGCAGCGGTATAGGAGTTTTATGGAATTCGAGCACAAGAAATTTGGCAAGTGCGTTGTAAAAGATATTAATCAAAAAGAGCTTGAGGACTTTAGCAACGACATGACCAACAAGGAAAAGGTGCCATTGACCGTTTGGCGTGGAGATAGCGTGAGGGCGGCTGTCAAACATGGGATTCTGGTTGAGCCGGCATTGTCGCTGGATGATGTAGACAATGCGAAACCCGGTCTGATTGTGTGGCTGGCAGATTGTGTCAACAAGGTGATCGCGGAGGCGCTTAGCATTGACCCTTTATCCTGATAGCCGCCGCTGATTATGCGGATGGAAAGCGACCGGACATGCCCGCCTTGCTGGAACTTGCACTCAATTGCGAGAACTACCGCGCCTTGCCTTACTCAGGCGGCGTGATGGAGCAACCGGCGGGCTTGCTGCGGAAAATGCGGCAAGTGCGGAATGTGTACGAGGCGATAAAGCTGTACAAAGCAGAGGGCAACAAGCCCGGCGAGTCGGCGAAGTGGAAGCGCGAACATGGGGAAGTATGGGACATTGTGAACGAGGTTGAGAGATTGAGAGCGAAGTATGGCTAACCTGCAGATTGTGATTAGCGCGCTGAATAAGGCCAGCGGTGATCTAAATAAGGTCAAGCAGGACATATCCGGCGTGAAGGATGCCGGCGAAAAGGGCGGAACTGCTGTTCAGGGTTTCGGTGATAGTTTAAGCGGCATGATGGGCAAAGCAGCTCTTGTCGCTGGTGTAGTGGCTGGTGTTGGCGTTGCCATGAAAGAGGTTTACGAAACCGCAAAAGAAGGCGCAGAGCTTGAGTATGCGCGCACGCGGTTTGACAACCTATCCGCGTCAATTGGCACGGTTTCTGCCGCTCTTTTAGGCGATTTGCGGGACGCTACAAGCGGCATGATGAGCGATGCCGAACTGGTTGCCGGTGCTACCGACTTTATGGCTTTGGGGTTGGCAAAGTCCCACGATGAAGTGGTAAGGCTGACAAGTGTTGCAGGCGCGCTGGGTATGAATATGAACCAGCTCGTCTTGACATTGACGAACCAAACTACCATGCGCTTTGACGCTTTGGGCATAAGCGTGGACGGGTTTGATGCCAAAGTGAAGGCGTTGGAAGCAAGCGGCTTGAGCGCAAGCGAGGCTTTTTCTGAAGCGTTTTTACAGCAGGCAGAAGAGCAAATTGGCAGAGTTGGAAGTGTTGCAGACAGCTCGGTTGGAAGTTTCAAGATGCTTGAGGCTGGATTCAAAAATATCGGTGACGCGGCAAAAACGAACTTGACTGGCACGCTCGAACCAGCGCTGGAAGGAATCGCCGGCTACATTTCCGAACAGGGCACGATCGCACAAGCCAACCTCGCATTTGAAAACCTTGTCGAAAGTATGGATGCCGCGCTAATACCTTCTACGAAACTTAGCCAAGAATTTTACAAATTGATGGGTCCAATGGGGGTTCTCGACCCAAGCAAAATGGACGAATTCAACGCGCTTCTTGAATACTATTCTGAGCAAGTGGAAATTGCTAAGGGCGGTACTCAAAACTGGGCAGACGCAAACTATGATAGTGCTGAAGGTATGGCTGCAGCGAGGGCGGCTGTGTTGGCTCAAAAGACGGCAACAGAGGAATTGACCGAAGCGCAAAAGAAAATGATCGCCGAGCACGAAAAGATTTCCACGCTCGACAACAATTACAAAGGCATTATTGATCTCTCTTATAAATATACCGACATTCTCGAAGAAATAACCGTACAAGAACAAATTATGGCTGAAGAGCCCATTGGGTCGGAAAAATACGAGGAGGCGAAAGCAAAAGTCGATGAGCTCAAAGGATCAATGGATGAGCTTGCCAACCGAGTCACGCTTGACATGCTCCAGGCTACCATTGCAATTGGAGGTGTGACTGAAGCAGAGCTCTCCGCTTATATGCAGATGGCAATTGATATGGGGCTCATGTCCGAAGAAGGCGCTCAGGCAGCAATGGATGCTTATGGCAACGCTATCGAAACTATCAACGGATATGAACTTGACGATAAGACCGGGAATATAAAGTTTGAAATTGACGACAGCGCGATTACGGGTTATTCGCCTCCCACGAGATACGGTACCGTTGTCTATACGCCTTCCACAAGACAAACTCAAGCCGTCGGTGGTGCAGTCTACGCTGGCAATCCGTACACCTGGCAGGAATACGGCTATCGCGGCGAGTTGTTCATACCCTCGCAGGACGGCTACATTCTCTCACGGGCGGATGCGGAACGGGCACTCGCGCGCGCGCTTTACGGTGGTGAATCTGCTATTGACCCGGAGGCAATTGGCAAGGCGGTTGCAAAAGCGCTAAGCGGGATAACGGGCAACAAACAGGGCGGTGGGAACGTCTATAACCTAACTATGCCGACCAGTAGCAACCCGGCGGATGTTAGGACAGCATTCGAATTAATGGAGGCATGGGGCGCATAATGACAGCACCTGTTTTAGCATACAAAAAGTTTTATATCATCAAGCCGGCGGAAGGCACGAACCAGATCAAGAACCCGACCTTCGCTCCACCCGACTTTGAAGAAGATTGGACGGCTTCAGGCGCTGGTGTCACGATTGAAAAAACCGGTGATGAGGCGCGTTGGGGCGCTTACTCAATGAAGGTCAATACCGCAACGGGCGTGGAAAGTGGGGCGAGATATAGCGGCTTGACGGTAGAAGCCGGCAAGACTTATACCTTCAGTTGCTACGTCAAGGGCGTAGCAGGTCAAGCTATGCGAATTTATGTTGGAACGTATACTGGCAAAACTTTCATTGCAACTGGATATTGGCAAAGAGTGCAAGTTAGTTTTACTTCTACGCAAACTATCTCAAACTGCTATGCGGTTGTCCAGAGAGACGCCACCGCTTCCAACGACCCTTTCTACGTTGACGGCGTTCAGCTTGAGCAAGCGAGCAAGGCGACCACGTTTATCGAGGGTTACCAAGCTGGCTGTCGCTGGACTGGCGCGGCACGCAACTCGCCTTCGGAGCGTTCTGCTAACACCGGATTAGGTGGGGAGTTGGTCGACCTTGACACTTATTGTAAGGTTGTTCAAGTGACCGGCTTGGGTCACGGCGACTGGAATCAGATCCTCACGAAAATGACCAGTGGCGGGGATATGTACCAAACGCATATTCGCAAGTCACGCAACTTCTCGATTATCGTCGACTTTCTGGGCAACTCGTTGAGCGAAATTGAAGCCAATCGCGCGGCTGTAATTGACCTGCTGCGCCCTGACAAGTTGAGCAACCGGAAAGTGGATGAGCAGTTTGGCATCAACTGGGGGGCGGATTATCGTGGTCACGAACAAAGGATTATCCGCTATCAGGGCTTTTCGTCTACCGGCGAGGAAGCCACGCAACCGGTTGACATCGTTTGCGTGCCCCTGCCGAACTCGCTTACCGACACGCCTGACTTGCCGACCTACCAGCGGGCTATCCTGAACTTCACAATTCCGAGCGGGCTGCTGGATGGCGCTTACCGTGAAGGCGCGGAGTTGGATTGGGAAGCCGACTTCCCGGCTGAGTTTATCGTCAAGCGCGATAAGGACGGCAACTGGTGCAAGTGGAATGGCTCTGCTTATGAGAGTTTGATTACGGGGCTGAACGGAAATGTCTACTGCATGGCAGAAGGACCGGATGGCAAGATTTATGTGGGAGGCAATTTTACCAACGCCGGTGGTATAGCCAATGCAGATTACTTGGCACGCTGGAACCCAGTCACAGAGGCGTGGGAGGCAGTGGTATCAATACCTGAAGATCCTGCTACTCGTGTTTTGGCAATGGCTTTTGACGCAAACGGGGATTTATATGTCGGAGGCAGATTCGAAAATTTAGGAAGCAGCGCTGGAAAGTACATTGTAAAAATTACTAACATATCTGGTACGCCGACAATTAGGCTGCTTGGAACGGGACTCAATAATAATTGTTGGCAGTTAGCTGTTGCACCTAACGGCGATTTATATGCGGGCGGAGAGTTTACCTTAGCCGGTGGAGTAGCGAACACGGCAAGAATAGCGAAGTGGAATGGAACGGTTTGGACTCCGCTTTCTACCGGATTGAATAATGCGGTTACGGCGTTAGCGTTTGCGCCCAATGGGGAGTTATATATTGGGGGCTTGTTTACAAATGCTGCTTATCCTTATTTGTGCAAATGGAATGGCTCGGCGTTTTCGGTTGTTGGCACAAACACTGATATTGGCGGATCAGTCTATTCGCTCGCTTTTGACGCAAATGGCTATCTTTATGTGGGCGGTGGCTTCACAAATGCAGGTGGAATCGCGAATGCCGATTACATTGCGCGCTGGGGGGGTGGTCACTGGGAAGCGCTCGGCAGTGGAGTAAATAACACAGTATGGGGACTCGCGGTCGATTCTGGCAAGGTCTATGCTTCAGGCGCGTTTACCACCGCCGGAGGCTTGACTTTGACAGACCGCGTGGCGGTTTGGTCTAATGGGGCGTGGCAGCCACTTGATATTGGCTTGCCCGGAACAGGAACAGTTTCAGCAATCCTTCCCGCTTCAGACGGCTCTTTGTATATCGGCGGCGATTATTCTACCACCGTTGCAGGCGAGAACGCTAAAACCGGCTTGGTCGCGCTCAATCTGAACGTGGCAAGCGCGTCGGCAAACACGTACCCCTACATTCAGGTACGCGGGCCGGGCACGCTCAAAGCGATAACCAACTACTCGACTGGCAAAACGATTGCCTTTGACGGGCTCACGCTTCAGGCGGGCGAGTGGATTGGGCTCAACTTTGACCCGCTCAACCTGAAGTTCAGGGGCGGGTGGGCTGGCAGGGGCAACTTAATGCGCTATGTCGTTCCGGGAAGCGACTATGGCGACTTCTACTTGATGCCGGGCAGTAACTTGCTCTCGCTGTTCATGACCGGCACGGACTCCAACTCTGGCGCGTGGATTGCCTGGACACCGAAATTCTGGGGGCTTGACGGAGCGTTACTGTGAGATACGAGTTAGTCTGGTACACGCACGAGGGCGTTAGAAAAGGCGTTATTCAGGCGTTCAACAGCCTGGAATATATCAAAACGCAGAACGCTATCGGCGGGCTGGTGGTTGAGATACCGCGCGGTCTATATCAATACGATCAATTCTCGGTCGGCGACATCTTCGAGGTTTGGCGCGAAAAGAACGGCGTGCTGGAATTGCAAAACGAAACCGCCTACTTCTTGCAGAACTGGGAGTTCTGGACGGACGGCGATGGGGCGGAGTACATCCGCTTGACCGCGTTCGATGCCAACTGGTTACTCGACACGGCGATCGTTTGGGCATACGCGGGAAGCGCGGCGGCAAGCAAGACCGACCACCCTGATGACATGATGAAGGCGATAGTTCGTGAGCAACTTGGAAGCCTTGCGGCTGCGGATAGACAGAAACTGGCAGTTGCGCCCGACCTTAGTGCTGCGGGAGCGAGTATCACGAAGGCCTTCGCTTACCGAAACGTCCTAACTATATTACAGGAACTTTGCGAAGTTGCGCAAGAAAAGAACAATGTCTGGCTCGGCTTTGACGTGGTTAGAACAGCGCCGGGCGCGTTTGAATTCAGAACTTACACCGGACAAAGAGGACAGAATCACGGACGAGCTTCTGGTGATCCTCGCTTGGTTGGCAAACAATATGGGAATTTATCTCAGGCAACTTTCGGCACTTATCATGCAGATGAACGAAACTTTGTCGTTGTCGGTGGGCAGGGTGAAGACCTCGACCGTCAATTAGTCTATCGCTGGAACTATAACCGCTGGCACGCGAGTAAATGGAACAGGCGCGAGTATTTCAAAGACAGCCGGGACGACTCCACCACCGCTGCGCTTGAGGCGGATGGCGATGCGGCACTGGACGAATTCAGACCGCGCCAGGTGCTGACTGGCAAGCTGCATGACACGCCTGGAATGCAATATAACATTCACTATCAATTTGGGGATGTGCTAAGCGCGGAGGCGTTTGGCTACCATGTGGACTGCCATGTGGGGAGCGTGAGGGTGAGAGTGGATCAAGACGGCGGTGAGCAACTGGATATTAGATTGCGGGGTGAATTGTGAGCAACTTTGACGAGAAAGTTGTAGACCGCATAAAGAAGCTTGAGCGCGAAGTGGAAAGACTAAGAGTGAAAGAAAAGGGCGGCATTTGGACTTCTTACACACCGACATTTACCGCTGGCACGGGCACGTTTGCAGACACTACCGGCAGCTATGGCAGGTATTGCACTATCGGCAAAGTAATGCACATCTCTATTTATTTCAAAATTGTAGACAAAGGAACTGCAAGTGGGGTGTGGTATTTCTCGCTCCCAAGCGGAACAACGTGCTCTGTTTCGTCTGCTGGTTATGGGCGTGAGATTCTATTGACTGGCAAGATGCAGCAATTAATAATCCTTTCATCCGAAACTACTGTGGCTGTTAGAAATTATGACAATACAAGCTCAATTAAAACCGGGCACGCCTTCATCTGTAACATAACGCTGGGAGTCTAAGCATGAAACCAATAATTGACATTTCATTCTGGCAAGCGCCACTCGCTATTGATTACGATAAACTCGCTTCACAGGTTGACGGCGTGATATTGCGGGCGGCTTACGGCACGTCCAAAGACATTCACTTCGACCAGCATTACGCCGAGTTTAGCGCAAGGGGCGTGCCTTTGGGAGCGTACCACTATCTTATCGGCTCGCAGTCCATGAGCAGGCAGGCGATTGCGTTCGCGACTATTCTGGACGGCAAGGATCTCAAGCTCGGCACTTGGATGGATGTGGAAGACACCCGTTCTGGCACTCGTTTGTATCGCAATCAAGTTCTGGATTACGCCGCGTTAGTTCCCGACTCCGGCATTTATACCAGCCGCTCACGTTGGCACGAGATTATGGGAGGCGCGTATTTGACAGACCGCAAACTCTGGGTCGCTCACTATACCACCGCTTCACAGCCTTTGATGCCAGTCGGCTTTGACTCTTACTGGCTATGGCAGCACACGAGTTCCGGACGGCTTGACGGCTACGCTGGCAACCTTGACATGAACCGCTTTGGCGGGAGTGAGCAGGAATGGCTGGCTTGGATCGGTGAAGAAGAAGAGCCTGAACCTGAACCGGAAGAGCCTTTGTTCCAAGCGAGGGTGTACAGCTGGGCAACGCCTTACGTGAACGTGAGAGCCGAACCTTCATTGAGCGCAGGCAAAGTCGGCTACAAATATCCGTTAGCGGTGACCGACGTTATGAGCACGGTGCCTGACTGGTACGAAGTGCCCGAAGGCTGGATGATGTCTCGCTTCTTAGAACGGCTTGACTATGATCCGCCCGCCACGATGCTTGCAATCAAGCCGCTCTCACAAAGAGACACGCGCTGGGCTTCTCACAAACTCGGTTATTCCTATTACACGATAGGCGGTTACGGCTGCCTTATCACCGCTATTAGCATGATACTCAACTGGTACGGCAAGTCAACAGACCCTGCTCAACTCAACGACGCTTTGGTTAGGGTGGGCGGTTTCACGGGCGCAAACTTGTACTGGAACGCAATAGCGCAAGTCCAGCCGGATGTTTACCTTGCAAAGGCTATCGACTGCTACTATATTCCAGCACCCTTGCACGAGATAGACGCTCTGCTTGCGGATGACGTTCCTGTCTTGGTGCACGTTGACTTCACGCCGGGTGGCGCGGTAGATCAGCATTGGGTGCTGATTGTCGGCAAGAGTGGAAGCGACTACATCATCAACGACCCGTGGACTGGGGAGCAAGGTAGTTTCCGCACTCGTTATGGCGACCCTGCACGCTGGATATTCCGCATCAGGGCGTATCGGAGGCAAGCATGACCTTCGTGATCAATTCAAACATTCAACCTATAGGAGATAACTAATGGCAACTTACACAAAATTTCAACAATTCGTAGAAGACCTTGCTCACGGGGTGCACAACTTCGATTCTGACACCATCAAGGTCGCATTGAGCAACGCTTCCAACGCCCCATCTGCATCGGATGATGTCAAGCTGGCGGACATTACCACCATCACCGCAACCAACTTGGGCGACGTTACCCTAACCGTGTCAAGTTCAAGTCAGACTGCCGGCACGTACAAGTTGGTGGTTGCGGACAAGACCCTGACTGCGACAGGCGATGTACCAGCGTTTCGCTATGTGATTATTTACAACGACACCGCCACGAACAAGGAACTAATCTGCTTCTTCGACTACGGCTCTGAAGTCACCCTTGCGAAAGACGACACGTTCAAACTCGACTTCGGCACAGAGTTATTCTCGCTGGCATAGTGAGGTAAATAATGGCAATCGTATACTGCTCATGGGCGAACGGCGATGATGATACCGGCGATGGTTCGGCTGCCAACCCATACAAAACAATCACGAAAGCATCCGAG